GCAATCGAAAAGGCATGTTATTTGGTTGATTATGCAATAGAACCAAATGGGTTGTTTCCAGATATTAATAAACAAGAACAGATTAATAAATTTCTTGAAACTTTCTTCAAGGCATATGATGATCCGTATCTGCATCAACAAAAACAAAACTATTGCAGCGTGATAGATGATGTTTATGGTTGGGATAATGTAGCATTACAATGGAAGCAATTTTTCTTTAGAGTAATGAGAGGTTTTTTACCTGTTGATGAATATCGCAAAGTAGAGCGAATAAACACAAAAATTCAAAGAGTCTTTGGCAGAACAAACAATATGCCATTCAACACAAAGTATCATTCATATGGTAAAGAGCGTCATTTGCTTATAGTATCCCCCTTGTGGAATGCAGAACGATATGTTACAAATCATATACTTTCAGTAGCACAACAAGATTATGACAATTACACTCATATCTTGATCAACGATAATTCAGATGACAATACTCATGAAGTCATAATGAATTTGATAGAAAAATTACCAGAAGATCGTTCAAAAAATATTGTGTATATTCATAATATGGAGAGAAAAGGTGCTATACAAAATCAAATGGATGCTATAGAAACATATGGCAACCTTGATGATATTGTTATGCTTTTGGATGGAGATGATTGGATCATCAATAACAATTCTATTTTCCATTATTACAATGATTTGTATGACCAAGGTTACGAATTTACGTATGGTTCTATGTGGAGTTTAGCAGATAATATTCCATTGATAGCACAAGACTATCCGAATAAAGTGAAAGAAGAAAAAACATATCGTTCACATATGTTCAATTGGAAAATACCGTATACACATCTAAGAACATGTCTCGGAGAACATTTCACCGATCTGGATGTTTCTAAGTTCATGGTAGATGGTGAATGGATGCAATCTGGCGCAGACAATCCATTATTTTACGAATTGATTGAAAAGGTTGATTCTAATAAGATTTATGCAAATAAAGAAATCGTATGCTTTTACAATGATATTAACCCATTGAATGATTATAAAGTAAATGGAGATGATCAGAATAAAAATGCAAATAAGTCATACAAACCAACAAATACGCCAAACAAAAAAATATTGATTGCAGTTCCAACAAACAAATATATTGAACCTGAGAATATGAAGTCAATATATGATTTAGATGTTCCAGAAGGTTATGAGACAGAATTTCAATTTTTTTATGGTTATACTCGCACACAAATAAAAAATTTAATTTGTGAATGGGCAAAAAGATATGATATTACTGCATTTGTAAAACCAAACGCTATCATACCTCAAAATGCGCTGAACATAATAGAAAACCAAAGTTGTGATGCATTATCAATAGATAATGCAGATGTAATTTTTGTAAAGCAAAAAGTGTTTACACATTGCATACAATTCGAAACTCTTGATAACACAGATCAAGAAAACGAAAATTTCTTAAATAAAATTGAACTATCTGACATGAAAGTCATTCGTTGCGTGTCTTCAAATAACACCGTATTGAATTTGTAATTCTTTTAATTTATTTTCAATCCATTCATCAGATTTTCTATCCCAAACACGACCCAATTTTATATTATACTTCTCTTTATACATCTTGACTTCCTGTACGGATTGTCTTGATTGTAGTATTTTTATTGTGTCACTATATTTCTTTTTGGGTACAATTCGATGCAGTTCTTCTATGCAAAATTTACCATATTCTGTAATTATTTCTTTTAGTATTTTTTCAAGTTTTTCGTCAGAAGATTGATACCAACCACCTGTTAGTGTAATATTAAACACTCTCTTATATTCTCTAATTAATTTTACAACTTCTCTATTGGATAACACAGAGCGCGTATTTAATACTTTATTTTTTATTTCTTTGCGTTGTGAAGTAAACTCAACTCCATACTTTTCAACATGACGATTTTTTCTTTCATCCCAATCTTGATTTTGCAAACCTTCTAACATTTTTTGGCGAGTTTCCGGCAAATTAATGGTATGCGATATTCCATATTTTTCTATGTTATTTTTTATCTTTTTCTCCATAATTTCTTCTGACTGAGAAGGGTGCGAGACACCATATTTAGTTTGCATTGTGGTTTTTATCTTATCTTTTATTTCTGGTGCTTGGAATACATTATCCACTCCATACCTCAAATTGGCAATTTTTTTGATGGTTTCTGGTGATATATCGCCACCTATTCTTCCATTTAACCATTTATCGCTAGTTATATCAATTTTTGACAATACTTTATGTTCCCACAAAGATGCTTTTATCTGGCGTTCTTTACGGTTTCCTTTAGTGAAAATTTTTCTAATTTGAATAACATCTGGTTCGCCATATTCTTCACGAAATTTTTTAACAATATTCGATGAAGTGAAATATATCGTCCACAAATTTTTAGGATTTGCTATTTTCTTACTGTTAGAGTATTCGACTCCATAATACCATTTGTTTATATGGGACCATCCAATAAGATAGGTGTAAGGTATATAAATAGACATGTGCTGTGTTCCTTCCATAGGGTGTTAAACATAGAGTAGTTGGGATGACCGCCAAGAAATCCGTGAACTACACTTTTATTTATAATATGGAGGATTTCAGTTCATGGAATGGGAAATTTTATATGAATACGAAAGAGATAAATATCGGGAAAGTGCAAAATCAATGATTGAAAGTGGGCAGTACGAAAATTTTGAAATTGAAGAACTTGCAATAATTCTGTTTAACGCACATTCTAATGAGGAATAAAATGAAAAAAATATTGATAGCAGTTCCATGTTCAAAATATATAGAACCAGAAACTTTCAAGTCTATATATGATTTGGATGTTCCAGAAGGATATGAAACTGATTTTAAAACAGTGACAGGCGATCAGATCGACCAGATAAGAAATTTGATATCTGATTGGGCAAAAAGATATGATTATCTATTCTCAGTAGATTCAGATATAATTCTACCAAAAGATTCATTGAAAAAAATGATTGTAGCAGACAAAGATGTAATTTCCGGTCTTTATATTCAAAGAATTCCAAACACACATACACTAGAAATATACATGAATGGTGCCAATGGAAGTATCATAAATATGCCATATGATATAGTTCCAAAAGATCAATTATTTGAAATAGCAGGATGTGGAATGGGTTGTTGTTTGATAAAAAGTGAAGTCTTTAGAAAGATGGAATATCCACATTTCTATTACAAATCCGCAATACTACATAAAGATACTGTATCAGAAGATATATATTTTTGCAAAAAAGCAAAAGACAATGGTTTTGAGGTTTGGGCAGATTCATCTATCAAATGTGATCATAAAGGGTCTCAAATATTCAGAGTCTAAGCTATAGCTAGAATCATTAGTATATACTTTCCCCAATAACATTATTGATTATAACAGGTTTTTTGTTTCTGTCAACCCTTAAAATGAACTAATTTTGAGTGGTATGTTCTTATAAATAAAAAGAAAAAGAGTGTTAAAAATGACGACAAAAGAAAATCTCTATGTAAATCAAGGAACAGATTTTGCAACTACATTAGAGTTGACGCAAGATTCTGGTGATGATTATAGTGAATATAATTTTTATTGTGATGTTTGTAAATTATATTCGAACACTAAGAAATTCAGCGCAGAGTTAACAGTTCTTACGAATGGTTCAGTCAATGAATTGGAATTGAGATTTCCCAAAGAAACTACTTCATATCTTGAAGGCGGAAAATATACATATGATGTTATGATGGAAAATCCTGTTGGATCAGTATCAAAAATTTTAGAGGGTTTGATTTTCTTAATACCATCTTCAACTATTGTAGGGGCAAATACCTAAAATGGTTTATAATATAAAAAATATTAAAAGGTAAAACAAATGGCAAAACCTACATCTAAACAAGAATTTAAAGAATATTGCTTGCGCAAATTAGGTGCGCCTGTGATACAAATTAACGTTTCAGAAGAACAGGTTGATGATAGAGTTGATGAAGCAATAAGTTTTTGGAGTGATTATCATTACAATGGATCAGAACACGTATATTTGAGGCACCATATAACGCAGGCAGATGCTGATAATGGTTATATTGAAATACCAGAAAGATTGCTTGGTGTTTCCAGAATATTCAATTTGGGTGCGTCTATATCAAGTGGTAGTGGGATGTTCAATGTTTCATATCAGTTTGTTTTAAATAATCTTGAAACAATAACAGGATATTCTGTTCAAAACTATTATATGACAATGCAACATTTGCAATTTATGCAAGAGGTATTGGTTGGTCTGCCTATTATAAGGTACAACAAGCACATCAATAAACTTCATATTGATATGGATTGGGGCAAAGTCGCTGTTGGAGATTATATCATTGTAGAGGCATACGACATAATTGATCAAGGTCTATATTCTGATATGTGGAATGACAGATGGTTGCAAAATTACGCAACGGTTCTGATAAAAGAGCAATGGGGCGGAAACCTTATTAAATTCACAAATATGCAATTAGTTGGCGGGGTCCAGTTCAATGGCGAACAAATTCTAAGTGAGGCAAAAGAAGAACGTAGAAATATGGAAGAAGAAGCGATCAATTCTTTACAACCTCTTGTTTATAATTTTTCAGGATAATTTATTGTGGCAACAAATGTTTATTTTCAAAATTACAACTATTTTAACGAACAACAACTTATAGATGATTTGGTTATTGAATCAATTCAAATATATGGTGTGGATACATTCTATGTAACAAGAACAGTCGAAAATTTTGACAACATATTAAATGAAGATGATGTTTCAATTTTCAACACTGCTTATCCTGTAGAAGTATACGTTAAATCAGTTGACGGTTTCGAAGGCGAAGGTGATTTCCTTTCCAAATTTGGTTTGCAGATTAGGGATCAGGCAACCTTTACGGTCGCAATGCGAACATTTGAAAGATATGTCACTAATGATAATAACGCAATCACCAGACCAAAAGAAGGTGATTTGGTATATATGCCTATGAATGACAAATTCTTCAAAATAATGTATGTAGAGCATGAATCTGTTTTTTATCAAACAGGATCATTGCAGACATATGATATGAAGTGTGAATTATTTGAATATTCTAATGAAAGATTTGAAACTGGTATTGATGTTATTGACCAGCATTATGACAACAATCAAACTTCCTCTATTGAAGATTTACAAACTCTTAGCAATACGGACCTAATTGCCAAAAATATCTTCTATGAAGAAGAAGGTCAAGACATAATTGATTTTAGTGAATCAGACCCATTTAGTGAAGATATAACCTTCCCAACAACTAATTAATAAGTGAGTAAATAAATTGGCAATAACAAATTATTTCTATAATGAAACGACAAGAAAATACGTAGCACTTTTTGGTTCCATTTTTAATAAAGTATCAATACAAAGAAGGGACAACAATGGTGTTGTTGTCCAAAAAATGGTTGTTCCCATTTCATATGGTCCATATCAAAAATTCATGGCAAGAATAGCACAAGACCCAAATTTAGATCAAAAATCTGCCATAACTCTACCTAGAATGTCTTTCGAAATTGTCAATATGACATATGATGGTTCGAGAAAAGTCAATTCATTGAAAAAAATAGTGAATCAACCTTCGGATAATGGCGGTTCGTTATTCTTGTATTCACCTGCACCATACAACATAGATTTCTCTTTGTCAATCATGGCAAAATATACAGAAGATGGGGCACAAATAGTCGAGCAGATTATTCCATTTTTTAAACCAGAAAGAACCACAACTGTGAAGTTGATGGATGGTGTTGAACCATTGGATATTCCTTTAATTCTTAATAGTGTTAGTGTTGAAGACGTTTATGACGGTGATTTTGAAACCAGAAGAAGTTTGTTGTGGACAATGGACTTCACAATGAAGTGTTGGTTCTTTGGTCCAGAAAGAGATAAAAAAGTTATTAAATTTATTGATATCAGAAATTACACTGACATTGACCCAACAAAAGAATTTGAAAGTCAAATTGGTATTCAACCAGGATTGACTGCAAATGGCGAACCAACAAATATTTTAGAAGAAACGATACCATACCAAGATATCATGGAAGATGATGATTGGGGTGTGGTTGTAACATATAGTGGCAAGGATGATATATAATGAGCGAAGAAATAATAGCAGAAGCATTAGGTCTAAAATCTCTTGCACAGGTCAAGAATGAACAAGAAGAAGCGCCTAAAGAAACATTACCAGAAATTCTTGATGATGATGATGCGCCAATGCCGATGGTTTCTATTGAGAGTAATGATGAACATTTGTCAGATGTCGAATTTGCAAAAAATAACATAAAAAATATAATAGAAAAAGGTGACTCATCTTTAGAAGAACTGGTGAACCTTGCAAAGCAATCTGAATCTCCTAGGGCATTCGAAGTTGTATCTGGTATGATGAAAACTTTGTTAGATGCTAATAGAGAATTTGTTGACATGTCGGCAAAGAAAAAATACGCGAAAGAAGATTCTCCTGCTTCACAGACAAATGTCACAAACAACAATTTGGTCTTATCAACAACAGATTTACTTAAAATGTTAAAGGGTGAAACAGAATGAAATACACGAAAGAACAAATTGAAGAATATATAAAGTGCCGTGATGATATAGAATATTTTGCTAACAATTATATTAAAATAAATACTGTCATTAATGGTGTTGAACAGATAACACTTAATCAAACTCAAATAGAAATGATAAATGCATTCAAAAATGAACAAGTGTGGTATCGCAATTATAGAAGGCAAAGCGGCAAAACTACGGGTGCAGCAATAATATTATTGCATCATTCTATATTCAATGCATATAAAACTAGTGCAATTGCTGGTTATAAATTTGTGCATACGAATGAGATGTTGTCTAAAATTGTAGATATGCATAATCATTTGCCAGAGTTTTTACAGTGTGGGTTTGAAAAACTAAATAAAAACCAAATAATATTTTACAATGGTTCGACAATTAAAAGCATTGGGTCAAATCCAGATAATGTTAAAGGAATGAATATATCTATTTTATATATTGATGAATCTGATTTTGTATCTAATGTAGAAGAAATAATAAGATGCGTTTATCCATGTATTGGTTTTTCTAATGACGGTAAGATTTTTGCGGTCTCATCTTCTTTTAGCAGACAATTTTTAGATTTTCCTGGTTTGTTGGAGATGTAAATGAGTGATGGGTATTTAGGCAACCAACATTTAAAAAAGACAGGAATATCTGTAGAGTGGACGCCTGAACAAATACAGGAATATGTGAAGTGTGCAAGTGACCCAATATATTTCGCAAAAAAATATATTAAGATTGTTCACGTTGATAAGGGTCTTGTGCCGTTCGACATGTATCCATATCAGGAAGAAATTGTTGAAAAAATCAATAGAAGTAGACGTGTTGCTGTTTTGACAGCAAGACAGTCTGGAAAAACTACCACTGCTGTTGCGATAATATTGCATTATATACTATTTAATGAATACAAAACCGCTGCTATTTTGGCGAATAAAGGTGATGCTGCAAGAGAGGTTCTATCTAGAATTCAGTTGGCATATGAGGCATTGCCTAAATGGTTACAACAAGGTGTTCTAGAGTGGAATAAAGGTTCCATAGAATTGGAAAATGGATGTAAAGTGTATGCAGGAACCACATCTTCTTCTGCAATTCGCGGAAAATCTATTTCGTTTTTGTATTTGGATGAATGTATAACAGAAAATAATAAAGTGTGCGTTGAAATTTCAAACGATCATTACTACTATTCTGAAATAGGAAACTTTATAAATATTGATGAAAGCAAATTCATCAAGGTGAAGGAAAGTGATCAGATGCTATACACTGTATATAAAACGACAAATAAAATAAACAAAAAAGAATATATTGGTTTTCATAAAGTAAAAAATAAAAGTTCTATACTCTCTCATTTCAGCGAAAGTGGTTCTATTTTCACTGATGGTTATATGGGTTCTGGAAAACTTATGAAAAAAGCATTGGTGAAGTATGGACCAGAGAATTTTGAACAAGAATTACTTTTTTCTTCTAATGATATAGACGAAACTTTTGATGTTGAGAGAGAGTTAGTTGACGAAAAATATTATAAAAGAGATGATACGTATAATCTCACAATAGGCGGAAAAAATTGTGTTTTTGTTGGAAGTGAAAATAGTTTTTTTGGGAAAAAACATACCAATGAAACTATACGCAAAATACAGGAAAGTAGAAACGGCACTATAAAGGCAAACCCTTTCACGTGGTGTGAGACTTATGATAAAAAAACAAATGAAATTTTTTTCACTTATGACGAAATTTTTGATCACTATAATATAAAAGATGGTAAGAATATAGATGTGTATTTGTTGTGCTATTATGGCATTTTGGATTACAAATCAGATTTTCTGCGAAGTGTTGCAACAAAAAGAGCAGAAGAATATATTTCTTGGATTTCTGAAACCGAAAAAAGAAAAAAAATGAACTCAGAAATTGTTTCTAAACGTTTTAGTGGTGTACCAAAAACTACAGAGTCAAACATTAAAAGAAGCAATTCCATGAGAAAATGGATACAGGAGAATCCAGAAAAACATAAATCTAGGATGGATGCTATAAACAAAAATCAAGAAAAAATAAGAAAAACTGCTGACAAACATCGCGGAATGAAAAGAAGTGATGAAACCAAAAATAAAATATCAGAAGCAAAAAGAGGACAAACTCCACCAAATAAAGATACTATTAAAATTTTCAATGCATTAACAGGCGATATTAAGAATATAGAATCGACTGATACCATACCAAATGGGTGGGAACGCGGAACTGGTGGAACTGGTGGAAATGGTCCTAAAGGAAAGAAAGTCTTTCACAATCCCATTACAGGAGAAATGAAATTTTTTTACGAACAAGATGTTCCTACTGATTGGGTAAAAGGTAGAAAAAAATGAAAATATTGGGGGCAAAAGATTTTGAAAATTTCCAAGGATTTGATCAAACAGGTGAAAAAGAATGTTTGGTGATAAATTTTGAGAGCGGCAAAGAACTAGAATGTTCAAAAAACCATGCCGTTCTTTTAGAAGATCAAAATTGGGTGATGGCAAAAGAACTTTATGTAGGTGATGTTCTTAGTGGTGGTGAAATCATATATGCTATCGCTCCTATTGGAAATAAAATGACATATTCTCCTGTGGAAGTTGGCAATGATTTTTCTTATTATTCTAACGGCGTAATAAACCACAATTGTGCATTTATTGAGGGTTATGATGATTTCTTTGCATCTGTATATCCTACTATTTCATCTGGTGAAAGCACTAAACTATTAATGACTTCAACACCAAATGGCATGAACCATTACTACAAGACGTGTGATGGGGCAGAAAAGGGTACTAATGGTTATGAATTTGTCAAAGTCATGTGGTATGATGTTCCTGGTCGTGGTGATAAGTGGAAACAAGAAACTCTTGAAGCGATTGACTTTGACGAAGAAAAATTCAAACAAGAATTCTGTTGCCAATTTCTAGGCAGTTCTGGGACATTGATTTCAAGTGAAAAATTGAAAGCAATGGTATTTTCAAAACCATTAGTGGAATTAGAGAAAATTAAGCAATTCGAAAAACCTGCTGCGGGACACACGTATGTTATGACTGTAGATGTTTCGAGAGGAAAGGGGTTAGATTATTCTACTTTTTCTGTAATTGACGTTTCGCAAACACCAACTAAACAAGTATGTACATTCAAAGACAATTTGATCACTTCAACAGATTTTGCTTCAATAATTTTTAGGATAGCAACACTATATAATAACGCACATCTATTGATAGAAATAAATGACATAGGTGGGCAAGTAGCAGATATTCTTTATTTTGATTATGGGTATGAAGAATTGATATACACCTCAAACAACGGAAGAAATGGCAAACAAGTTTCTGGTGGATTTAAAAACAATGTTGATAGAGGTATTAGAACCACAAAAACTGTTAAGACTGTTGGGTGCAGTATATTGAAACTTATGATAGAACAAGATCAATTATTGATAAATGATTTTGACACTATCCAAGAACTTTATTCATTTTCGAGAAAAGGAAATTCATATGAAGCAGAATCTGGTGCCCATGATGATATGGTGATGACTCTTGTTTTATATGCATGGTTGACAGTCCAGACATTTTTTAAAGATTTGACTGATACAAACATGATGGAATTGCTGCGAGAAAAATCAGAAGAACAAATGCAAGAAGATTTATTACCCTTTGGGTTTGTCAACGATGGATTGAGTGATTTTGATTTTGATGATGGGATTACTTTTAAAACTGCTAGTTGGTAATCTGTTTTCTTGAAAATGTAAAATATATAAATACAAGTATGAATCTAAACGAAACATTCTTACTTAATACATATAAAGGAGAAAAATATGGTTTTTTCTGTAAGTCCATCAGTATCTGTTCGTGAAGTAGATGCGAGTGCTGTAATTCCTGCTGTATCAGACAACCCTGGCGCATTCTGTGGCGTTTTTGGTTGGGGTCCAGAGGAAGAAAGGGTGCTTGTAACTTCTGAAAAGGAACTAGCAAATATTTTTGGTAAACCAAAATACTATACTAAAGTTAGCGGAAACACAAGTTCTACTTGGTCAAACCAAGAGACATTCTTCACTGCCGCTGATTTCTTATCATATTCAAATGCACTATACGTCACAAGAGTTAGCAATGACGCTGTTACTGCAAAAGATGCTGATATCACAAAACAACAATTCGAAGCAAAATATAATGGTTCGCTAGGAAGTTCAATATCTGTTTCTATTATAACAGGTTCTGATGCATTTAGCAATACATTAATTCCAGAAGATAATGGTTTGGATGGAACAATCGCATTTGGCGCGACATCATTTAGTGTTAGCACAGATGTTGATATCGTCAATCAAGGTGGCGATGAAGTTCAAGCAGGTGACATTCTAAGAATTGGCAACACAAGCGTTGGTTTCCAAGATTTGGTCGTCACATCTGTAGTGGAAGGCACTACTGACGCAAATACTGGGTTGACAGATTACACATTGTCATTCTCAGATCGTTTCAGAGTACCAGAAGATGTTATTGCAAATCTTTCTTTCACAAGATTTGCAAAGGGTAGTAATGTTCTAGATGCTGCACCAGAAACAGATTCATTCCATGTAATTGTTTTTGACAATGATGGTGGCATCACTGGAACCGCAGGAACTGTTCTTGAAGTCTATGAGAACCTATCAACAAATGTTGAAGCAAAACTAGACGATGGTGCATCAAAACATTACGAAACTGTTATAGCAAACCAGTCACAGTGGATCAAAAAGGGTTCAGAAGATGTTGATTTAGTTGTTGACAGTAATAAAAATATATATTTGGTATTTGCTGGTGGAGATGATGGTGACTCCGAATCAAGTGTTACTTTGGCAACACTTGCAAAAGGTTATGATCTGTATAAAGAACCAGATGAAATTGACATTTCATTCTTGATGGTCGGAAAATCAAATAACGCAAATTTGGTAAACTATATAGTTGGTAATATTGCTGAATATAGAAAAGATTGTGTTGTTTATATTTCACCAAGAAGCATTGATGTTGTTGATGGTTCAATGATATCAGATACCGGAAACAACTATGTTAAATTGAATAATGTGATTAGTTTTAGAAATGATATACAAAGTTCATCATACTGGTTCATGGATAGTGGATACAAATACCGCTACGACAAATATAACGACAAGTATTGCTGGGTTCCATTGAACGGTGATATGGCGGGTCTTGCTGCTAGAGCATTGCCATGGGAGTCACCTGCTGGTTATAAGCGCGGTATCATTAAAAATGTTGTTAGATTGGCATTCAATCCAAACAAAGCACAGCGCGATCAACTATATGGCAAAGATATAAACCCTGTTATTACACAAACAGGACAAGGTACTTTGCTATTTGGTGACAAAACTGGTTTGGGTAGAGCAAGTGCTTTCAACCGAATAAATGTTCGTAGATTGTTTATCACTGTTGAAAAAGCAATTGCAACTGTTTCTGCTTCATTCTTGTTTGATTTTAATGATGAATTCACACAAACACAGTTCAAAAACTTAGTTGAACCTTTCTTGCGTGATATTCAGGGAAAAAGAGGCATTATTGATTTCAGAGTAATATCTGACGCCACAGTTAACACTCCTGACGTTATTGATCAAAATATCTTTAGAGCAAACATCTTTATCAAACCTGCAAAAACAATCAATTACATTGAATTGACATTTATTGCAACTAGAACAGGTGTTGAATTTGAAGAAATTGTCGGTCAGCAATTTTAATGGGAGATGGAGTTGAAACCGTATACTTACTTAATAGGTTGGTCTCAGCACAATAAATACTACTATGGGGTCAGATATTCAAAAATATCTGATCCCATAGAAATATGGGTTAGTTATTTTACATCTAGTAAATATGTGAAAAAATTTGCACAGGAAAACGGAGACCCAGATATAATACAAGTCAGAAAAATATTTGATAATAGAGAAGACGCCATTGCTTGGGAAACTAAAGTTTTAAAAAAGATGAATGTATTAGAGAGTGAAATTTGGTTGAACAAAACTACAAATAGAGCAATAGAAACGAAATACTCTCTCCACGGATGGAATAAACAATCAAGAGAAAAGGCATCTAACTCACATAAAGGAAAAATTTTCTCAAATACACATAAAGAAAACCTTAGTAAAAGTTTAAAAGGACGTTCATGTTATTGGTTAAAAGGCAAGAAAAGACCTAACCATTCTGAAAAAATGAAGGGCGAAAACAACCCAAGGTCTATAAGTTTATTATATGAAAATGTCGTGTATGGTTCAATAAAAGAACTTTCAGAAAAAAAGGTCATCTCTTATTATAAAGTTAAAAAAATGCTAAATAACAATGAAGTTGTTCAAATAGAAA